CGTTACGCAAACGGATTGATTCTAAAAGCTCAGGATGCTCGTACAGGACAGTATCGACTAGCGGTGTACCGTCAATTCCCAGAAGAAAAACGAGAGTTTTACTCATACACTTGGGTAGAGGGTGACCGCATTGACATGGTCTCTAACTCTTTGCTTGGCAGTCCCGCTTTTTGGTGGAGAATTATGGACGCTAATCCAGAAATCATTGACCCATTCAGCATTCCTGTTGGAGCTACGATTAGGATTCCGAATGTCTAGTATCGTATCTACTAAGTTCCGTAGAGGGACTAACTTTAAAGTTACGTTCCCAACGCTTCCGTCTTTGACATTTCAACCGTCAAGAGTTGACCTATACCAGAAAAGAAATAACCATGACATCTTAGTCATGGAGTTCTACGCTGTTAGCCCACTGTGGTTTAAAACAATAACTACTGGAGCTCCAATTCAGTTTAGCTGGACTCAAGATACCCTTACTAGATACTGGGTTGGCTATGTTTCTAGCATTTCTAAGGTAGATGCCGCTCAGCGAACTAATCTAATGACAATTACTTGTGTGTCTGCTACGTTCCTTATGAAGCAGCGTTCAACAAGAGTATTCACAGATGTTCGAGTAACCGATGTTGTAGAACAGCTTGCTACTGAATTTGGGTTTAACTATGTTGGCGGAGTACCTTCCGAACCAGTGTTCCCACAGCTAGCTATTGCTGGAAGTTCTTATTGGGAATGGATTCAAGAACAAGCTAAAAGAATTGGTTATGGAGTTGTAGTAGACGGAATGAACTTCGTGTTCAAGCCTTTAGACAAAATTATTGACCTATGGTTCTCTGATGCCCCAGTATTAAGTATCGGCAATACAGGCGCTGCATTTAATACTCAGTATCTAGATAGAACACTTGACTACTTTAAGGTTCTCAGTGGTGACAACATTGAGGACTCTAACGACTTCCGTACTGTTAAAAACGTGGGTGGTGTTGACCCACTAACAGCTAAGTATTACACCGAAAATGCTAGTCCAGCAAATTCTGGAGCATCCCTACGAACAAGTGTTGCAGACGTTCTATTTTCCGAATACCGTTCAGATAGAGTTGCCCACTCCAGCGTGGCAGCTCAAGCATTAGCAACTGGCTCGGCTGAGCTTGCTAGATTTAACATTCCCGCTAAAGTCAAGTGCCAAGGAGACCCAAGAATTAGGCCTTTTGGCACAGTATTTATTAGCGGTACTGGAGAACTTACTGATGGGTTCTGGATGGTTAGAGAAGCCCAGCACATGTTCCACAAAATTGGTGATTATCAAATGGATTTGACAATTGCTACTGACGGATTGGGAGATACCCAAGAAAGTGCTTTCAGAAGCAGGGGTGCAAACCTCGTTGGAACGGTAAACTTAAATGCAGCCCTTGAAAATGGTGGAACTCAAGTTAACTCTTTTGGATTAAAAAACGCAGTCCTTGTTACCAAGGACCCAACCACTATCGAAGGCGCTAATACCTCTCAGTGGAAGGCAGCATAATGTCATTGTCAAATGATGAAAAAGCTATTGCTCTGCCATTCTCCCTTGATACTTTTGGCAACATACGGTTTACGATTGACCAGTCTGTGATTTGGGCAGACCGAGTCAAGAGTGCTATTGGAACTACTTTGGGTGAAAGAGTTATGCGTCCTGGATACGGAACCAAAGTATCACACGCTGCTTTTGAAACTAGAAGCTCTGCAGAAACACTTATGAGTTCTGAAATTGAACGAGTGTTTCACATGGACCTTCCCCTACTTAGGCTAGAAGACGTCAAGTACTCATACAACGATGTGGAAAACATCGTTATTGCAGATGTTACCTACACGCTTCCAAATAATCAAACAGATAGTACTGCAGTAGGTATTATCACTGTTTCACAAAATAACCCACCTTACGAGGAGACCCTGTGACCGCAGCAGCAAGCAAAATTCCTGTATCAGTAGACTACACAGGTCGTGATTACTACGCTCTTCGTGAAGCACTAATTGAAAGAGTTAAGTCTGCCACTAACAACCAGTGGCAGGGTACTGACGCATCTGATTTTGGTTTGGTTCTTATTGAAGCGTTTGCTTACATGGGTGACCTAACCAACTATTACATTGACCGAATTGCTAATGAAGCGTACTTGTTTACAGCTACTCAAAGACAAACACTGCTAAACCTTGCAAGCATGTACGGTTATACGCCTACAGGTTATGTGGGCTCTGTCGTAGACGTTACGTTCACTAGCTCGGCTGGTTACTCTGGTCAAGTAGGTGCTTCTATTTTGGAAGAAGCAACTTTTAATAACGACACTTACCCACATGTGGCTCAGCTTGTTATTCCAAACAACAATCCATTTACAGCAGGAGACTCAATTATCGTAACTGGTATGACCAGTAGTGCGTATAACGGTCGCTGGACAGTGCTTGCTACAGGAAAAGACGCTATTAACCGACCAGTAGTGGCATACCAACCAAAGTTTGACATCACTAACATTGTCAACGGAACTGGCACATTTACAGTTACTACTTCTGTAAACCACGGAATCATCAAGGATGAAACAATTGCCTTGGCAGATGTCGGTGGCTACAACGGAAACTGGCTAGTAGATAGCGCTTCTGAAAATACCTTAGTAATTAAGCCAGCAAATAACACTGCAACAATTAACTTTGTAAAAACAAATGGTTCTGGCGAAGTAACTTACTCTGCTGTAAATGACTTTATTGTTGGTCAAAAAGTAACTATTACTGGAGTATCACCAACAGCCTATAACCTTACAAATGCAACTGTAGCTTCTGTAACTAAAACAAATGCCATTGTAACTATGGCTGCAAGTGCTGGTAGCAGTAAGTCTATTTACACAGTTAGCCAACCAATTACTGTGGGACAAGTAGTCACTGTTACTAGTCTCTTACCTATTGGATACAACCTAACTAATGCGGTAGTTACAGATGTAGCCAATTTAACTGCAACTATTACTGGTGTGGCTGGAAGTGGAAGTGAAATCACTTACACAGCAAATAACACTTTTGTTAAAGGTCAGTATGTACACATTTCTGGCGTAACTCCTACGGAGTACAACGGAGTTGCGGTAATCACATTTGCTGATGCCACAACATTTAAGATTGCAGGAACTGCAACTTCCGCATACAGCAGCGGTGGTTCCGCAGTGGTATACCAATTTAAAGCAGCTAACTCAGAAAACGCTACGTTTACTCAAGGTGGATACGCTGTAGTAAACCAGTTTACTGTTGCTAACTCTGCTACTGGAACTTACTCAAGTGGCGGTGTAGCAACCCCATCACTAACTGGAGCAACCTATAGCTCTGGAGGAAATGTATACTATGCAAATCTTCCTGCTGCAAACTACGCAATTCCAACAGGCATGGTTTACACCGTAGGTACAACAACAGTTCCTGCTGGAACTCAATTGCAGGCTGAAGTTTCTTTTGAGGATAAGACTCAGCAAGTAATGTTCACTACAACATCAGACGCTGTTGTTGGTCACATGGGTAACGTAGATAACTCTGTAGTAGTTCAAGCAATTCAGGGAGAAGATGTATCGTATCGTGCAGCTAACCTTCTTAACCCTTTGCTTAGCCACGACATTAACGGTGAGTTGATTGGTACCTCTACAGGCTCTCCTGACCAGACGTTCAAGCTTGCAGAAACTATTGTGGACAAGAACCTTATTAACATTTTTGTAGATGAGGGTACTTACTACAGCAAGTGGCAACAAGTACAGCACATTTCAGACTTCGGCCCAAGCGCCAGCGTTTATAGCGTCTCAGTAAATGCTTCTGGAACCTTGCTAGTTAATTTTGGTGACGGTGTTTCTGGAGCAATTCCTCCTCAAGGAGCATCCATCAAGGCACAGTACTTTGTTGGCGGTGGGCCAATCGGTAACGTAGGACTAAACACCATCAATACGATTGTCAGTGTTCCAACTGTAACCAGTACTCAAGAAACTACTCTTAAAACAAAGATTTCGGTTACAAATAACTCTGCAGCTGCTGGTGGTGCAGACCCTGAATCAAATGACGTTATTCGTTACAATGCTCCTCGCTCACTTCGAGCACTGAACCGTGCAGTTACTTTGGAAGACTACGGAAACCTAGCCCTTTCATACCGAGGTGTTGGAAAAGCAAATGCTACTGCTGAAGCAAAAACTTCAGTAACGGTATACGTTGCTCCTACAAACACTTCAAATGAAGTAACTCCTGGATTATCCAGTGGCCTACCTTTGGCTAGCCAAGTTCAACTTCAGTCAGATGTTCACGACTACCTGTCAGATAAGTCTCAAATTGGAACAACAATTACTGTGACTTACCCAGATTATGTTCCAGTAAACGTGGAAGTTACCTATACAGCTCTACCACAATACTTGGACGCTACAGTTCGTGCAAACTTGACGAATAAGCTACTTAATAGCTTTTCCTATAACTATGTTGACTTTGAAGACATCATTACTCCAGAAGAAGTGGAGTTTAAACTTCGACAAGTAGATGGTGTTCAAAACGTTAAGGTAACTGCACTACACCGTTCTGGTGGAAGTGGTCGCACAAGTCTGATTGGTAGCCCTAGTGAAATCTTTGTATTCATTCAAGATAATCTCACTCTGACTGCTGCTCCAAACGACGCAACTCTTCACCCTACAAATGGACTAGACGTACTTAGCTCTTCAGTATCTATCGGTACTTGGAACCAGGCGTTTAACCCAGCGGTAACCGATTACACTGTAACGCTTCCGAATAGCACTACTTCTGTAGACATTAAGCCTATTCTGAATGACGCAGTTAATGCCCTAGTTACCGTGAATAACTCGGTAGTAGCTAGTGGTTCTACAAAGAATGTAAACACTTCAGTAGGAAACACTGTAGTAGTAGTTTCTGTAACTGCAGGCGATGGTGTAACGGTAAGAAACTACAAACTAACTCTTATTAGGGTCTCGTAATGATAAAGGACGCATACGGTAACCCAAGATTCTTTGGTCTGTATCGAGGCGTTGTAGTAGACAATAACGACCCTACCCCATCACTTAACCGAGTAAAGCTGAAGATTCCACAGGTCTTGTTTGACGCAACAACAGGTTGGGCTTGGCCTGTGGAAGCTTCTGGTGCCAACATGGTAAAACCAGAAGTTGGTCAAGGTGTCTGGGTAATGTTTGAGGGTGGTGACCCGTCATTCCCTATTTGGACGGGTGTTTTTGGCGGTAACTTTACTCAAGCTGTAACTGAGGTTGTTACCCCAGCACCTACTACAACTACCCAAACACTGATTACAGGAAGCAGTGTAACGAGCACTACCGTAACCCTTATTGACGGTGGTTCGGCATAACCCTCAACAGTTCATGCTTTAAAAACAGCCTAAACCAGGCAAACTTAGAAGAGAGATTTTAGGAGACAGCCCATGGCTAACTACCCAAATTCCGTGAAAGTTTTTGACACTAAACATGACCTCACGGACATTGTCTATGCCGCAGACGTAAACGTCGTATACGACGAGGTTACGGCTATTCAGTCTAACCTGGGTACCCTAATTAAGTCACGTGATGACAACTGGGGCGTAGGAACATTCAGCACTTCATCTACTACCTGGACATCTCTCAAAGCTAGAGTTACAAACATTGAGAATGGTGTATTTACCATTTTTAATAACTATGTAAGCACTGATGGTGGCGATGTAATCCAACAAACCTCTACTGGAGTAGTTGGCCTAACAATCAAGCAAAAGGGTACTGCAACAGACAACCTTCTTAATTTCAAGAGTGATGACGGCACTATTGTGGCATCCGTAAGTTCTGCAGGTGTAGGCTCATTCTCCCTAATTGACGGTGGAACCGCTACTAACTAAGGCTAAAATTGGCTAAATTTTCTGAAGTAATCTACGGTTCTGGAGTCACCTATGGTGAGCCTTCTAGAATTGCATTTAGTGCTGAACCGTTGTCATCAGTGGCAATCGGCTATAACAAAGTACGTGTAAATTGGTCAAAGCCTGCCAATACTTCAGTAGCGTCCTATGTAGGGTTTCGCCTAGTACGTAACCAGAACGCTTTTCCAGAAACGGAAGAGGATGGTGCTATTCTTTACGATTTCTACACTTCGACTAATGAAACCATTGATTTAGCTACGTTTGTCGATGGTGAAGATACGATTGCAAAAAATTCAAGCCCATTAGTTGGCGGTAGATTTGCTTTTTATCGTGCATGGATTTTGCTAGACCCAACTGGTGCTTGGGTTCGGGCAGGAGACACATACACTCTAGTTCCAGGAAATCACGCTAGTGCGACTAGCACAGAGACTGTAGCAACAGTAACTGAAGATGGGGTCATTAGAGATACGACTATTGGGTCTCAGTCATTGTCTACAACTCATGACAGATTTATGGGGTTTATTCCACGAGTGTTTAGTGGAGCTCAGCAAGGACCTCTAGATGTTTCTCAAGAGTATGACTCTACAATTGATGCTTCTGGAATAACTGAGAACAGTTTGTTGTCAACTTTTTTGTCAGCATTCTCTTTAACTCTAGACGAGTTTTTGACCCATGCTGATTTGATTCTTCCTGAGCAAACTGGAAAAAATACTGACCCAGGTATTTTGGAACTACAGACACAGCAACTTGGTTTGACAAATGACATTGTCGGTATTTCAAAAACTCAAAAGCAACTTGTTCGTGAAGCTCTGTACATCTATCGTCGTAAGGGAACTACTTCTGGTCTTCAGACTTACGTTGAAAGTGTTAGTGGTTACGACGCTAACGTTACCGTCTCTCCTAACTTAATGCTATCTAGCCAAGACAGCACGTTTAATGAGGGCGTGGGATTTTGGGTCGCTAACACTGGTTCAACCATCGCTATTGCTCAAGACCGACAGGTTCCAGAAACCGAAGCATTTGCAATTGACCTTAGCTACACTGCCCGTGTTACGGTAACTACCGCTAGTGCGTCAATAACAAATGGTGCAGCAAGCCCAACTACTCGTGGCATCCCTGTTGTTGGAAACACCGAATACACGCTTAGTGTTTATGGTTCTACCACTGGAGCGCACAACGGAGTAACTGCAAGCATTCTTCCAGAAATAACTTGGTACGACCGTAAGGGTACTCGAATCGGAGCACCAGTTGCTGCAGTTTCAGCCACTGAGGTAGATAGCTGGACTAAGGTTTCGTTTACAACAACTGCGCCTAATGCAGCAGTATACGCAAGTATTTCATTCACATTTACTGGACCATGCGGGTATGCAATTGACATGGTTCAATTTGCTGAATCATCAGAGACCGATTTCCAAGAAGCACGTGCTGTAAACATTTTCTTGAACCCATCAAAAACTAACCATGTTGTAAACCCTAGTTTTGAGTTCAATGATTCTGGTCTAGCCCTAACAGGTTGGACTAAAGATGTCGCATCATTCTCACGAGTTGCTTTGGGGTATGGAAGCGCATACGATGGGCCAGAAGGTCGAGTTGGACTAAAGAAACTACAAATAGTTGGTAAGTCTACTGACACAACATTCTTGTCAACAGCTATGCCAACTGCAAATACTGCAGACCAGTTCTATACTTTTTCAATTTATGCAAAGCTAGTCTCTAATACAGCTAGTGACACTAAAGACGTAACTCTGACTCTTGCTAGAGGTACCACCAACATTTCATCCAAGACAATCACGCTCACTACATCTTGGCAAAGATTTGAAGTAACACTATACAGTGACCTACTGACATTTAGTTCATCCCCATTGACTGCTAGCCTTTCTGGAAATCTAAATGGGGCAACTGTAGAGTTTGATGGCGCTCAGTGCGAGATGTCAAGAACTGCATCAGATTATTTTGATGGGTCACTAATAGCTAGTGGTGCTGCTTGGCAAGGAACTCCAATGAGCTCAATTTCCCACATTTACCCTAATTTGGCATACCGTTCTCTACGTTTAAGCCAAGAAATTAAGGGATTCTTGCCACTAAATACCCCATACCGTGTGAGCTGGTACTCCAACTCAGGTGAGAGTTTTTCAGACTTTTCGTAATAAGATGTCCTTATGGACACTCTATTTTCAATCATTATTTCAGGTATGGCTGTGGCCTACCTTGTTGAACTAATTAGCGTAACAGGCTTAAGCCCAAAGCTAATAAAGCTAATCGTAACCCTACCACTAAGCTTCCTATGCTGTTGGTATTTGGGAATCTCTGGGCTAACTCTAGCAGTGGCTGGTTGCGCTTCTGCCTTTGTATCCCTTATCCTATTGCTCCTAACTACTCAGCCAGTACAGGTTGTGCAGAGGCGTACTAGATAAGGAAAACTATGGGGCTAAATGAGGAGCTTGCGCTTCTTTCGTTAACTGATTCAGAGCTGCGTACAGCAGTGGCTTTGCGCTACCTAGCAGACCACACAGGGCGATTTAAGGGCAGTACTGAAGAGATTCAAGAACTTACACACTACAGCGCCGAAACCCTGCGTAGGGCTTTCAGAGGGCTGGAGAACAAGGGTTTCTTGACCATCGTTAGAACTAAGCGTGGCGGTGGCAAATACCACGTAAACGCATACCAACTTTCACCATCCCTTACCCCTGTGGGATGGACTGAAGAACCATCACACACCAGTGTGGGAACCACACATGGTCAAAGTAGTAGTAATAGCTATCCAGTAGTAACTACTAAAGTTATTAATAACAGGGGGAAAGCACGTTTGGGACGTAAGGAGATTCTCGTGGGTGGAGTTAAGCGTTGGATGCCTGAGGGTGAAGATACCTCTGGAGATGACAACATTGGTGGATTTGGTCTATTTGAGGATGAGAAGCCTGCAGCAGTGAAGCACAAGCTCAGTACTGATGCTCGTGACCCTAAAACTCGTGGTCGTCGTCCTCAGGAAACTTGGACTCCGTCAGATGTTGCTGCAGAGTTTGCATTCTTGTTGGGCAAGAAATACCCCTACTTGCCTGGTCTAGTGCAGTCCCGTGAACTTCGTGGTGCTCTTGCTCAGAACCGTAAAAAGTATGGAATTACGGCGGTAATCGAGATGGAGATGGTCCGCTTGTTCCTAGGAGATTCCCGCATGCACCAGGATGCTGAGAAGAATCCCCAGTACTTACACCGACGCTTTTTGAAGATGTTCAACACTCACATGGACCAGGCTTTGCAGAACCTAGGAATGCCTAGCCGTAAAATCCTTGCACAGGTTGAAGTTGCAAATGATGAGCGAACCGACTATGTTTATGCTTCAGACGGTCGAGAATTTGATAACTCGATTGTGGGGCGCAAAGCGTTGGCACGCTACGAAGAGAAACTGAGGGAAAACAATGCCGTATAACATGGCAACACTAAGTCCAATGAAGCGTTTTTGGCTAGCCAAGAACTCAAACTTGCCAATCCGTTTTCAAGGATGGGACCGCCAGAGCGTAATCGATGACACTGGTAGTTTTCCTGTAGAAATTGATGACTGGCTAGATGACATGGGCAAGGGCAAGGTTATTTTGAACCCAGGTGGGTTAGGAACTACTGGCGTTGGACTTTTGTTTGACGGTGGTCCAGGTCTAGGTAAGACCACTCACGCTGTAGTTGCTGCCGTGCAGTTTGTACTTAACTTGCCTGATGACGAGGCTGAGATGAACAAAATCCTGCACTTCCCAGAAGGAACTCTAGGACTCAAGTCTCGTGTTATCCGCTATTACACGTTCCCCGAGTTTCTTGCCTTTAAGAAATCCGCATTTGATGCAGACCTAGATGACCGCCGTGAACTTAACCGAGTCATTGAGGGTCTTCACGGTCGTGCCGAAGAAGACTGGCTAAACGTTCGTATCCTAATCATCGATGACTTGGGTAAAGAAAAGGGCTCCAAGTACGAGGATGTGGCATTTGATGAGCTTCTTCGTGCTCGTTACGACCGTGGATTGCCAACTATCGTGACTACTAACGTCAACCGAGATGATTGGGGAGTCCAGTACTCAGATGCTATGGGTAGTTTCGCCTTTGAAGCTTTCAGCAATGTTCGAATCGTTTCTAAGGATTTGCGTAAGTAGTTATGAAGACTATTGAGGAATGGCGTACTATCCAGCTTTTTATTGCTGCTGATGGCGTTGCTGAAGTAGAGCTAGAAACTTTTAATCAAAAGAAAGTAAGGTGTTCGTGCAATACCTATTCCTCTAGAAAAAAGTGTCGTCACACAAAGTTTGTGAAAAAAGCTATGTCTAAAAGTGTTGACGGAGTAACTTACTCAATTAGCGTTCCAGAAGACGTAGATGATGAAGAAGCGATGTTGGCAATCAGTAATGCAAAAGATTTTAGGGATTTTGTAATCAAACATGGTACGGTGATTCATCTTGATTAACGGCGACATCTCAAATGTAACGCCACCACGAATCATCGTAAACATAGACGTGGTTACAAACTCAGAACTTGTAGAGACTAAAAAGTTGCTTAGAAGTTCTACTGAGCGTAAGATAACTTCTCTAAACAACTTGGCTCTTTCCCATCTTTGGAACATGTCTTTTAAATACGGATTATCCGTAGAACTTGCTGCATTTGAAGACGAGGGTTGGACTCAGGAACATTTAGATAAATTTATGGACCGCATGGAACGCCGTGGTGGAAGCCCGTTTAACTATGCAGAACTGTACGAGACTATTGACTATTTCATTGGAGATTTGCCTTATAGGACAAACTTGCATGGAGTTATAGATTTACCTAGTAGAGTAGCTAGGTACGGCTCATGGGGCATTGAGCTAAACAACTTGTAATAAAAGGAGAGGGCTAACATGGCTGCAGATAACGAGTATCGTCTCGTAAGTAAAGTCATTATGGAACGCCACATCATTCCAGTTTTGGAACGTGGCATCAAGGATGACTGGATTGTTGACGATGACCTTCGTCGTGTCTGGAAATTTGTGCGAGAGCACTACACCAACTACCGTGAAGTTCCTACACATGTAGCGGTGCACGATAACTTCCCTAACTTCAAGATTTTGAAGAATGTGGATGACACGATGGACTACCTCATCGACCAGATGGTGGCTTTCCGTCGTCGCACTATCACTCGTGGTGGTGTAGAAGCAATCATCGAAAAGCTAACTGCTAACGACCACGATGCTGCTCTGAATGAGATGAGCAAAACGGTTACCCTAGTTAACGAACAAGGCGTAGTTGGCACCACTCACGTAGACCTAACTAAAGACCCCGACTCTCGTTGGGAAGAATACCAGAACGTAACTAACTCAGTTCTTCTCGGTGTCCCTACTGGCTTTGAGAAGATTGATGAGGCAACTGCTGGTCTACAGGGCGGTCAGTTAATTACTGTTATTGCACCACCTAAGACGGGTAAATCTCAGATTTGCTTGCAGATGGCAAACAACGTTCACGCTGCTGGCCTAGTTCCAATGTTCCAGTCTTTCGAGATGAACAACCATGAGCAGTCGCAGCGTTCAGATGCTATGCGTGCTCACATCTCAAGCGCACGTTTGCGTCGTGGAAAGCTGACTGCAGATGAAGAAGACCGTTACCTAAACTACCTTGACTACATGAAGACCGCTAAGCCATTCCACCTTGTGGATGCAGTTAACGGTTTGACCATTGACTCATTGATGGCTAAGGCTGAGCAGCTAAACCCTGACGTTCTATTTGTTGACGGTGTATACCTGATGCTTGACCAGGTGACTGGTGAGGCTAACACTCCGCAGGCATTGACTAACATTACTCGTGGTTTGAAGCGTGTAGCACAGCGTCTAAACATCCCAGTTGTTATTTCTACCCAGACTCTTCTTTGGAAGATGAAAGGTGGAAAAGTTTCTGCTGACTCAATTGGTTACTCATCTTCATTCTTCCAGGACTCTGACGTAATTCTTGGTCTTGAGCCAGTTGAAGAAGACGAGATGATTCGTTTGCTTAAGGTTGTACAGGCACGTAACTGCCCTCCTGGTGAGACCTCTATTACTTGGAACTGGGATACTGGTTGCTTCCACGATGAGAGCAAGCAGGGAACCTGTAAGTTCTGCATGCCATGGCAGGCTAACCTATGAAGTTCAATGTAGAGTCAGCTCTTGCTGCCTTGGGCATGGAGTTTGAGGTAAAGGGTCATGAAGCGTCTGCGTTATGTCCGATGCACGCTGAGCGTACTGGTCGCACAGACCATTCTCCATCTTGGTGGATTAACCTTGAATCAGGAATGCACATGTGCTTCTCCTGTCACTACAAGGGAAATTTAGTACAGCTCGTATGCGACATAAAAGAGTTCTACGCCCGTTCATGGGGAGACGACAAAGGGTACGACTATAAGGCTGGCGAAGAGTGGCTAGCTACTGTTGCCGAAATCTCAGTAGAACAAATGATGGAGATTATTAAATCTCTTCCTACCTATTTAACCCCTTTGCCTAAGCCAGTAGAAATGTCTGAAGCACGTCTTGCAATTTTTATTGACCCTCCCCAAGAGGCTTTAGCATCCCGTAACATTACTGCTGAGTCTGCATCAAAGTACGGTGTGATGTGGGATGCTAATAAGAAGAACTGGATTCTCCCAATTAGAGAACCGCACTTTAACAAGCTGATGGGTTGGCAAGAAAAGGGTACGGTAGACCGAACTTTTATGAATCGCCCACCTGGTCTGCCAAAATCTAAAACACTATTTGGATTGGAAAATCAAAATGAATCACGAGTTATTGTCGTGGAGTCTCCTCTTGATTGCCTTCGGATTGATAGCGCTGGCATTTCGGGAGCTGTTGCGGTCTGTGGCTCTGCTGTTAGCCTTGAGCAAGTTAAACTGCTTCGATACTCCGAACAAGTAATCGCTGCGTTTGATAACCCAGCGATTGATAAAGCTGGAGCTAAAGCATGTAAAGAAATGCTGGAGTTAGCTCGTAAATACTCTATAAATCTGTACTTTTTCAACTATGGTAGAAGTAATAAAAAAGACCCTGGTGACATGACTGATGCAGAGATTCGCTGGGGAGTAGATAACGCCGTGTCATCTATCTTCGGAGAACTAGCCTATGTTCAAAGGGACGCTTAAGCCCTACCAAATTGAAGCCGTCGAAAAGATGGTCGATGTTAAAAGAATTCTTGTAGCCTACGAAATGGGTCTAGGAAAAACTCCTATGACCATTGCTGCAGTTGAAACTCTCAGGGAGCAAGGGCAGATAACCAAGCCTGTCCTTGTTCTTTGTTTGGCTTCCCTTAAATACCAGTGGCAAAAAGAAGTCGCTAAGTTTAGTGACCAGACTGCGGTAGTTATTGACGGCCCAGCATCTCGAAGACATGACCAGTATTCCTCTTTGGGAACCAACTCGTACGTGGTAATGAACTACGAGCAAATCCTAAATGATTTTGAACACATAAAACACCTACAGTTTGACGCAATCATTTGCGATGAGGCGACAGCCATCAAGGGCTTTAAAGCCAAGCGAGCCAAGAAGGTAAAAGAGCTCGCAAAAGACATTCCAGTAAGGTTTGCTTTAACTGGTACTCCAATTGAAAACGGAAGACCTGAAGAAATCTTCTCCATTATGCAGTTCGTAGATAAGAGTGTTCTCGGAAGATTTGACTTATTTGACAGAACTTTCATAGTTAGAAACTACTTTGGAGGAGTGGATAGGTATAGAAACCTTCCCCTGTTGAATAAAACTCTGATGAAGTATTCCGTACGTAAATCGCAAAAAGATGATGACGTAACTCCTTATTTGCCAGATGCCGTATACCGAGAGCCAGTGTTGGTTCCTTTGGATAAGCCAGCTCAAAAGCTATACAACACTATTGCGTTAGATTTGCAGTCTTTGCTAGTAGAAGCACGGGACTCTTTTGGCGCAAACTTCAACCTTGCCGCACACTACGGTCAGTCTTTTGAGCCTAATGACCCAGCTAATGCTATGCGTGGAGAAATAATGTCTCGGATTTCGGCGTTGCGAATGCTGTGCTCTAGTCCACAAGTATTGTTCTCTAGTTATGAGAACTTTGATAAGCACACTGGTAAGGGTAGTGCCTATGTGCATAGTCTTGGAGATTTGCTTAATGGTATTTCTAAAACTCCAAAACTAGATACTTTGATTAGTTACCTTTCTGACCATTTGGACATTGATGACTCCTATAAAGCGGTAGTGTTCACTTCTTATTTAGACTCTGTAGATGAAATTGTAGAAAGACTAAACACTAGAGGTTATGGGGCAGTTCCTTATACGGGTGAAATGAACGCCGTTAAAAAGGAAGATGCTAAAGTTAAGTTTCAATCACGACCACACATTAGGGTACTAGTATCCAGTGATGCTGGGGGCTATGGTGTTGACCTCCCTCAAGCTAACCTTTTGGTAAATTATGACCAACCATGGTCTGCTGGACTTGCAGTTCAAAGAAATGGTCGTATTATTAGAACCTCAAGTGAATGGCCTACCATTACTATTCAAGACATTCTGGTAAAAGATTCAATTGAACAAAGACAATACGACATGCTTAAGCAAAAAACGTCAGTGGCTACTGCTATTCTGGATGGCCTAAACATCAATGCTAAGGGCGGTGTTGACTTCACTGTCGGAAGCTTGATAGACTTTTTGACTACAAAGCTAATCTAGGAGGGCACAATGGCTAAAGGTAAGGGTGGAGCACAGGCTCCAGTTTCGAAGTCAACTACTGACCGTAAGAATGGTAAAGCTTCAAAGAAGCGTCCAAAGATTTTCGATGCAGTTAAGCGTCGTCTAGTTACTGGTAAGTAAGAGAAGAGGGCTATTATGGCAAGGGTAATTCCTGAAGAGGGTGCTCGTTTTGAAAACCCAAATTCCCTAAACGCTCAGGTACGTGAGTACATCAAGGTAAAGCAAACACTTGACCTTATGGAAGCTCGTCAAAAAGAACTTCGTGAAAAGCTGTTTGAAGCTTTGGACCTAGAAGGCTTTGAAGACGACAAGGGCAACATTCAGCTAGAACTCGATGAAGACGTATCTGGCATTGTTCGTATTGAAAAGCAGCGTCGAGTAACCCGTAAGATTGATGAGATTAAAGCTGAAGAGATTCTTGAATCTCTAGGTATTAAGGATGAAATTTACATCCCAGTACCTACTCTTCAAGAGGACCTGTTAATGGCTGCCCACTATGAGGGTAAGATTTCTGAATCAGAACTTGACGAAATGTTTCCTGCCAAGGTAACTTGGGCATTGATGACAAAGAAGAACTAACATGGCTGGTATACGAGGCGAGGAAGACATCCTCAAGGCGTTTGCTGGCCTAGATAAGGCTCCTGGGTCAAAACAGCCACGCCGTGCTCCAAATGCAGTTTCGGAAGCACGCCGTGCTAAGATTATGGGCGAGTCAAATGGTTGGGATGCAAACCCAATTATTAAACTCGTAAAGGGAGTAGAGACAGAGTTGTTTACTATTAGTGCGCTAGCGCAGGCACTAGAGAAGCAAATTGTGACTATTCGCCTTTGGGAAAAGCGGGGATACATCCCTGGCGCTCCTTACCGTCTACGTTCAAAAACTTTGAACGGCAATAAGGTAAACGGTAACCGTGTGTATACACGGGAACTTATCGAAATCGCCGTAGAAGAGTTTGCACGACGTGGACTTCTAGGTTCTGCTCGTGTAGAGTGGAAACACCACGAAGACCTAACTGAGTCGATTGTTCGACGTTGGAAAGGTATAGTGGAAACTGAGAGTCGTTAGACCTCATTGCCAATAGAGAGCCGTAGGCCTCATTACCGAAAGAAGATACACCATGGCGATTACCCGCCCAGTCATTGACGCTGATGACTACCTCATGGAGGACAGCGTTGAAGTTGCACCAAAGCACGGCACCACTGTTCAGGCAGGATGGGGAGCAGCGGATGCTCTTCTAAAGCCAAAGGCAGCATCGGGTGACTACCCGAACGACTTCCGTTTCAGTGAAGTTGCCCAGCTCGTTCGTTTCTTGGACGATGCTCCATTCAGCTCGTACTACCAGCACTGGGTAGACCGCACCGAGGGCAAGCGTTCGTTTGTCTGCCTTGGTGATGACTGCCCACTTTGCACCATTGCTGGTGACAAGCCACGCCCAAAGTTCGCATTTAATGTCCTAGTACTAAGCGAAGAGGCCCCTACCGTACAGATTCTGACTGCTCCACCTACTCTGGCCCGCCAGCTACGTGCAGCATCAGAGGACCCACGCCGTGGCCCTCTAACTAAGTACTACTGGTCAATCTCTCGTCAGGGTTCAGGCCCTCAGACCACTTACACGCTTGACCGTGTTCGTGCCACTGACCTTGCCGATGAGTGGGAACTAGACCCAGAGGAAATCGACGCAGTCGCAGCTGAGGCCGTCAAGTATGACGCCGAGGTCGTATACGTTAGCCCCCGTGAAGACCTGTTGAAGCTTGCTCGACAGCTCGTTTCTGCCTAGTTAACCCACCGCAGGGGACTGAGGTTTTTTTACTCCCCTTTCTCAACCTCAGTCCCCTGCTTTACTATCTTTAGGGGCTCCTATGAACATCATTACTACCAAAGAACAGCTTGCAGAGTTTGTATCTTTTTATTCTTCCGTTGAAGCATTTGCTTGGGACGTAGAGACCATTGGCGATGACCGCCTGTATCCAGTAATCAATGACGTTTGCTGGATTTCTTTTGCTACTGATGGACGCACTGACGTTATTCCTATGGGGCATCCTAATGGCTCATTTAAAGAATGGGACAAGCCGTTACTTCTAGAGGGTCAGCGCCGTCTTGCAGCTGGAAAGCCAATTACTGATTCCCACTACTCTAAGGCTGAGAGTAAGTGGGTTCCTAAGTTTAACGAGCCACCAGTCCAGCTGACTCCTCGACAAGTGTTTGATGCTATTGAGCCAATTATGTTTGGCCCTGCGCTTAAGGTCGCTCACAACGCTAAGTTTGACCTAAAATCTGTGGCTAAGTACTTCAAAGGCCGTGTTCCAGCAAAGCCTTATTTTGATACTCTAACGGCTGCATTCATTATTAATAACGCCAATAAAAACGGTCTTAAGTTGAAGGACTGCGTCAAGCGTGAGCTTGGTGTAGACATGGAAAAGGGAGTTGGAGAAAACGTAGCACTTCACTCTTTTGAGGATGTAGCAGAATACTCTGGCATTGACTCTGCTCTTACTTGGGATTTGTATAAGGCTTTAGCTCCAAAGATAACTGGAAACCTTAAAAAGGTTTGGAAGTTAGAAATGGATGTACTTGCTGCTCTTTGTGACATGGAGTTGACTGGTGCCTACATCGACCAAGATGCTCTGAAGGTTCTTGCTGAGGAGATTGAAAAGGGAAAGCTAGAAGCCGAAGCCAAGTGTTACAAAATCGCTGGTAAAGCTTTTGCAATTAACTCAGTTCCTGCAAAGCAGGCACTGCTGTTTACTTCTCAAGAAGAGGGTAAAAAGCCACGCATTACTCCTAACCCAAAGTTTAATAACGTACTTACTGATAAAGGTAAGCAGGCAATGTGGGCTCAAGAACCTCTTGAGTATACGCACTACTCGGTTTCAGCAGATGCTCTCGAATACTATCGTGGTAAGGATGCGTTAGTAGATGCTTTGCTGGAGTATCAGGATTTAAATAAGCTTATGACCACTTACGTAACCCCATACACTGGCGGTGAAGTAAAGCGTGTGACTAATGGTAAAGAGAAGATTACTGAGCGTAAGTCACTACTAATTAATGGTCGTGTGCACACCAACTTTAAAGCACATGGTGCCGAGACTGGGCGGTTTAGCTCATCGGAGCCAAATCTACAAAACATTCCCTCATCAGGAGAGTATGGAAAACTTGTTCGTAATCTGTTTGTTGCTCCTCCAGGCCACAAGCTTGTTGTGGCAGACTATTCGCAAATCGAGCCGAGAGTCATCGCAAGCTTCTCCCAGGACCCTGTTCTGGTAAATAACTATCTAACTGGAGGCGACATTTACACCACTATCGGCGACACTATGGGTGTTGACCGTAAGGCGGGTAAGGTTCTCGTACTTGCTATCTCGTATGGCGTAGGTCCAGACAAGATTGCTGCTTCTATTGGTTGTACCCTAAAGGAAGCAAAAGACTTGCTAACTCGTTTCGAGGAAAAGTTTTCGTCTATTGCTAAGTACAAGGCAAAAGTCGTACGAATGGCAAAGCAAATTACTCCAGTACCATACATTGAGACACTATTTGGTCGCCGTCGTTACATCCCAGACCTTCTTAATAAGACTGAGTTTGGGCTTTTGTCTCGTGCAGAGCGCCAGGCCTTCAATACTATGATTCAGGGCTCAGCTGCAGACATTATGAAGTTGGCACTAGTTCGTGCTCATTCTTGCTTTATTGACGAACCAGACATTAATGTTATTCTTACAGTACATGACGAACTTGTAACTATTACTCCTGCAGACCGTGCAGAAGAAACAGCTGAAGCAATTCGTCAATCTATGGAAGGCATCAAGCTAAAGGAAATCACTGTGCCACTTAAGGCAGAGGTGTATGTTGTAGATAAGTGGGGTGAGGCAAAGTAATGTTTGGTAAGCGTAAAAAAGAGCCTATGACTATTGCCGAAATGTCTAATCGGTTGCGTGGGTTTGTACTAGACACTCAGATGAATAACGGTCATGAAGTCGCTGTACTTCTTGGCTGTGCACCAATTAGTGACGAAGTTGCCGAGCGTGAAGAGCAGGAAAGCGACCTACGAGTAGAGCGTATTGCGTATTTAATGCCATTGCTCTTTGTTCAAGCACGTGCTGTCGCTGAAGGTGCCATTGAATACCAAAAAGTGACCATGGAAAATGCAGACAAGGTTCCTAAAGAAGTTTGGGCAAATAGCCGAAAAATGATGGAACACATTGCCATGTCTACTGTGATAGGCTCTATTTCCCAGCTAGTTGACATGGGACTAGTAGAAGTTCCTAGGAAGATTGCAAAATGAGTGAGCACGCCAAATCGGTATTTCATGGTATTGGGCTAGCACTAATGCTTATTGGAGTTTTTGGTCAGTTTATTGAATTCTCCCCTATTATTTTGCTTACATTAGTGTCAATTGGTTGGGGAGTAGCCGCTATACCTAACGTATTTGGAAAGGAAGACAATGAGTAACGCAGACTGGTGGTCAAAAAAGCTAGGAACACCACAACCTTTGCAGATTGGTCGTCCTGACCCATCTCCAATGATGCCTTTTAGTCAGCAACCGATGACCCAGATGCCTCAGTTTCAAGTTAACCAACCGCAGGTTACCAAGGCGACATCTGCTTCGCAGGTTAATACGTGTCCTGAGTGCGGGTCGGGCAACTACATGTCTCCTAACCCGCAAATCGCACTCCGCTGCTATGACTGCGGGTATCCTGTCTCGCAGTCGGGGTCTCGATACGGAGCCCTAACAGGTGCCCATGTAGAGGGTGCACCTAAGGCAGCAACGGGAAACAGTGGAACAAGTGGATTTAGTGCCATACCAGAAGGCTATGGTGCAAACGGACAGAAGTTAGGTTAATTATGTTTATTACTAAGAAGAAGCTAGCCAAGATTGAGCGTGAGCAGTACGTAAAGGCTTTGCAAGAAGAAATGCGGTCTACTGAAGAGCTTGACCAGTATAAGCGAATCCGTAAGCTTGAAAAGCAAGTGAAGAAACTCAAGAAAGCTATCAAGAATGGCTGGTAAACCATTTAGCCGTTCTCTTTACGACAGCAATGACGATGCTAAAGACCAAGTAATTGATTGGTTAGTGAAGAGCAGCTATAAAGCATGGGTAAATCCAGACCAATACGGAATTGATGTTTTGGCGGTAGACCCCTATGGTGACGAACGCCAATACGAGGTAGAGGTGAAGCATAATTGGAAGGGTGCTAAGTTTACTTTTCCAGGAGTGCACTTCTCCGCTCGTAAAATCAAGTTTGCAAAACCAACCTCAGCGTTTGTAATGTTGAATCATGAACGCACCCACGCATTAGTGGTAGACGGAATTACTGTAGCTAGTTCTCCAGTGATTACTAAGTCCACAATTTATACCCAAAACGAGCAGTTCATTGAAGTACCTATTTCAAAGTGCCGCATTTTAAAGATGGAAGAAGAATTCAATGATTAATCCTGAAGCACAGAAAATCATGGCGCAGATTAATAAGCGCTTTGGTGACAATGTCGTAGTAATCGGAGGGGACATCCGTGCAGACCTTATCAAGCGAGTCACAACAGGCTCAACTACTTTCGATTATGTCTTGGGGGGCGGTTTCCCGTCAAACCAGTGGAACGAACTCATTGGTGAGCCTTCTCACGGCAAAACCGCTATCGCCCTTAAAACCATCGCAGCAAACCAAGCAATCGACCCAGACTACACAACAGTCTGGGTAGCTGCTGAGCAGTGGGTGCCAGAGTATGCTGAGATGTGTGGTGTGGATGCTAGTCGTGTAATCGTCATTGAGACCAACATCATGGAAGAGGCATACGATGCCGTAATCGCCTTTGCCGAGTCTAAGTCTGTAGACGCAATCGTTATCGACTCTCTACCTGCACTAGTTCCAGGGCCTGAGAACGAAAAGAACATGGATGAGATGACTGTTGGTCGTGGAGCTCTCTTGACTAATAAGTTCTTCCGTAAGGCTGGAGCTGCAATGAAGCGTAGCCTAACTGAATCTGAGCGTCCAATCCTAGGTATTGTAATTAACCAGTACCGTATGAAGATTGGTGTAATGCATGGTGACCCACGCACCACTCCTGGTGGAGAGGGTAAGAACTATGCTTTCTTTACTCGTGCTGAAGTTAAGCGTGATGAGTGGATTGAGTCTGGTTCGGGAACTAACAAGGTCCGTGTAGGTCAGCGCATTAAGATTCGTGTCCTAAAGAACAAGACTGCTCCACCACAACAGGTGGCGTACATCGATTACTACTTTAAAGAGCACAGCATCTACAACGCTGGAGATTACGACACTGCTAAGGAAGTAGCAGCAATGTCTATTATTAAGGCTATTGTTGACCGTAAGGGTGGTTGGATTTACTACGGTGAGCGTAAGTGGCAGGGTGTCGAGTCGTTTGCAAACTCTATCCGAGAAGAGGTAGACTTGTTCGAAGAGTTGCGAGAAAAAGTTCTAACAACCCCAGACAACATTGGAGGAGCAATCGATGAGTAAGCAGCAGTTTGTCATTGAAGACCAGGATTGGGCGAAAACTTTAGAAAACGAGTACGAAGAGTACTTGTGGGATTGTGAAGCCTCCATTGATGGGGAAGAGTCTGACGATTTTGCTACTCTATCTGGCGAACCGTTTTGTGGATGCACTACTTGCTACAACCGTGAGCAAATGTTCTTCCTAGTACCTCGAATTATTGAGGGATACAAGGAAGGGAAAATCACTTACCTTGAAGAGTGAAGGTCAGAAACAGAGCCAGAAGCATGAAAAGCGAATCGCAAAAGCCATCGGAGGCCAAACAACCGCAGCCTCAGGAGCGTTCTGGTCCAGAAAAGGGGACGTACGCTCCGAAGGGCTCTTGGTCGAGCATAAATGGACAGGCAAAAAATCAAAAACCATTCAAGCTGCTGAACTGGTAAAGATTACCAATGAAGCCATCATGGATGGCAGATTGCCAGTTTTTGGTATTCACCTAGATGGTGAAGACTACGTCATTCTTTTAGAGACAGATTTCCTAGAAATGTGGAATAAACAAAATGGCATTATTTGACGAAAGAGCTTGGTTAGACCAAGGAAGATGTATTAGGGTTAAAGACCCAGACATCTTTTTTCCACCTAGGGATAAGGAAAGATACAGTGTTATTGCTGCAGAAGCAAAGTCTTACTGTCTCGGTGCCAATGGTAAGAACCCTTGCCCAGTTAGGGCGGAGTGCTTATGGGATGCCGTGTCAAAAGATGAGCAGCACGGCATCTGGGGCGGGCTCAGCCATCGTGAACGAAATGCACTCGTTCGTAAATGGTCTAAGCAATTTAAGGATAAGATGACTCTTCAGGAGTACATCTTCCAGTTAGATAAGAAAGAGGGCTACAATGGCGGTTCAAAAGACGGAACTAAAAAAGTTTCTTGATGCGAAAGCAAAGCCAACACGTTTAATTGGTGACTTGGAGCGGTATTTGCTTCAGCGTCCCGTAGGTGACCGTAGCACTCTAGTGTTGCATCCATCGGAAATCATTAAGCGTGACTGGTGCAAGCGTGCTTCGTATTTCCTTCTCAGCGGTCACACCAAGATTGCCGAGAAGCCACCGCTACGACTTCAGAGCATCTTTGATACTGGACATGCTATCCACGCTAAATGGCAGTTCTGGTTCCAGGACATGGGTATTCTGCACGGTAAGTTTAAGTGCAATGTTTGCGATAAAACTACTTGGGGTACTTCCCCTGCTGAGTGTGAGCACTGTGGGGCTGGCAAACACAAGCTGGTTTACGATGAAGTAACCCTGCACGATGACGCTCTACGAATTAAGGGCCACACCGATGGTTGGATTATTGACGAGCAGGGACCTGCCCTGATTGAGATTAAATCAATTGGTCCAGGCACTATCCGTGCTGAAGCACCTGACTTGATGCAAGCCGCTGATGGTGATTTCATGAAAGCTTGGAACAACGTTCGTCGCCCATTTGGACCGCACATTCTTCAAGGTCAGGTATACCTAGAACTTATGAAGCGTATGGGTCACGAAGAAGTGGATGAGATTGTATTCCTTTACGAGTTGAAGGCTGACCAATCATTCAAGGAGTTCAAGGTCAAGCGTGATTTTGAACTGGTTCGACACGTATTTGACGGCGCAGAAAAGGTAGTAGCAGCTGTAGAGGCTGGTAAAGCACCTCGATGCAACAACAACCTTGGAGGCACCTGTAAGCAGTGTGCCCCATACTCTGAGGAGGAGTAATGAGCGCAGTTCAAAAGTTCGAAGACAACTGGGGGCTTATTTTTACTAAGCCTGAGGGTGGTCACGTAACTCTTCCAGAAGACATCTCTGAGGTCTCTAGTGAGTACCTGGGTTCTTTGATGAGCAAATTGACAGCGTGGTCTAACTACATTGAGACTCAGCTGGCTATTGCCGAAGACAAAGAGCGCCAGCTTCTTCGTAAGAAAACAATTATTGAGGCAGAGCTTTTGGAGCAATACCCCCAAGCAAAGGGTGAGCGAATTACAGCTATTAAGTCAAAGATTTCTGTACACCCTGATGTGCTAGATGCCGAAGATGCGTATGAGGAAGCATACACTTATCGTAAATTGGTAAAGGTACTGTACGACAACTATGAGCGTGACCGTTCACTGGTAAGCCGTGAGATTACTCGCCGTGGTGAGCAGTCACGTAAGGGATTTGGTGTGTAATGATTTTAGGACTTAGTGGTTGGGCTCGTGCTGGCAAAGATACTGTTGCTGACTACCTAGTTGACAAGTATGGGTTTGTAAAAATGTCTTTTGCTAGCCCAATGCGGGAAGCGTTATACCGTCTTAATCCACGGATTCAAGTAGCTCAAATGCATGCTGTGCCTTTGGCTACAGTTGTTGATTCAATGGGTTGGGAGGAGCTGAAGGCAGTTAGCCCAGACATTCGCCCACTAATGCAGCGCCTTGGTACTGAAGTTGGTCGTGAAATGTTTGGCGAAAACTTCTGGGTAGACCTAGCAATGAAACAAGCTGCTCAGCATGAGCGAGTAGTCTTTGCTGATTGCCGTTTCCAGAATGAGGCAAACGCAATTAAAGAAGCTAACGGTTTTAACTGGCGTATTTCTCGTCCAGGTTTTGAGGCTGCTAATGACCACATTTCTGAGCATGACCTAGATGACTTTAAGTTTAATTTGTACCTAAATAATGCCCATCAAGTCACACATCTGCATGACGCAATAGATGCTTTGATTGGAAATGTCATTGGCTGAAAAAACATTTGATGGAGGATTGCCCATAGGAACACCAGTCGCTATTGGTATTGACCAGTCGTTGACTGGCTTTGCTATGTCTGCGGTAAGTGTAGCTAACCCTAGCCACTATGAAACATGGGTATTTAAATCTCCTTATCGTGGAGTACAGCGACTATCGGACATTCAAAATTGGATGTTTTCTAAATTTGAACATTTAAAAGAGAACGGAAACTCTGTAGTGGAGGTGGCTATGGAGGGTACAGTGCTAGCTAGCCAATCCGCTCTAGTACTGGGTGAACTAGCTGCAGCCGTAAAACTATTCCTGTACGACCATTTTTGGGACATCATGAATTACAACCCTGCTCCTCCTCAGCATCTTCGAACTCCCTTGCAAATACCTCCGATGACCCTGAAAAAGTACGCTGCAGGTAAGGGTAACGCCAAAAAGCAAGAAATGCTTATGCAAATTTACAAGCGTTGGGGTATCGAGTTTAACGATGACAACGCAGCAGACTCCTATGCTTTGGGTCGTCTAGCTACTGGTAGCCACATTGATGCAGTCGAGGCGGCTGTAGTGGAACAAATAAAAGACCAGAAATACAGAGACTTTATCAGTTAGAGTCTGTACCCTTGAATACGAGGTCGGCACACAAAATCGTATTTAAGGACTACAAATGACCGACGAAACAATCGTACCTTCGACAGAAGAGCCGTTCCTGCGTGTATCCGCAGGGTCGAACCCACAATCAGTAGCATCGGCAATCGCTCACGCAATCTACGACAACAAGCAGGTAAAGCTGCGTGCTGTTGGTGCTGGAGCTGTAAACCAAGCCGTTAAGTCTATCGCCATTTCTCGTGGGTATGTCGCCCCTCGTGGACTGGACCTAGTTTGCGTACCTGGTTTTACCACAATCGAGTCTCGTGATGGCGAGATTTCTGCAATTGTGTTTGCCATTTCAGCAAGCTAAAAAAGCTTTACTCTTATAGAAACAAAAGGAGTTCTCATGGCAGCATGGGCAAGTCAGGGTCACGCTATGCGTCGTCGTACAGGTGCCCCTTCAAACACAGTAGAGGCAGTAGGAAACATGAAGAATCGTAACCACGCAACTTCTAACGAAGCATTCGAAGCAGCATCAGCAGCTGGCAGCCCTCGTGTTGCTATGGGTATGAGCGCCTACGCAGCTACCCCAACACCAGCACTTCAGGGAACCCTAGTTCCTAAGAAGAATGCACAGGCTGGTGACCCAACCGCAGGTGGTAAGGCTAACCGTGCCAACATCGAGCGTGTTGGTGCACAGTACCGCATCACCGTCCCATACACCCCAACTATTGACCCAGCAGCAGGCCCAACCATGGCTAGCGCTCGTCTAGTTCCTTCAGTTGCAGGTAGTAACGCCAACTTCCAAGCTGGCGAAGCAGCTTCTTACTAAGGAGCCCGCCATGGAAGGCAATACCTATGTAAAGCAGCAGACAGCTGGTGAGCATGTCTCATCATTGTCTCACGCTGCATTCAAGCACACCGACGTTCACGCTAAGGGACTAATCTCTTCGTCAGAACGTGGTGAGCACGGTATTGGCTGGCGTGCAACTGGAATTAACCGAGGTTCTGCCGTCACTCGTGGTTCTCAGATTAATACTGAGGCTGCACGTCCTTTGGGGGACATGTAATGAGTGGCGACTTCCTTTCTGACGAGCAGCAGAGGCAAGCGGGAGCTGCTCGTCAGTTACCATCTTCTGACTCAGGCTCACCTTTTGCAGCGAATGCTCGTTTCCAAGGTGCCCGTCGAGTCATTGGTGGTAGAAACCGTAGCACTGTAGAGCAAAACTACGCTCAAAACACTGCTACAGACCTGAATGCTCCACTGGACATTCACACTAATAGTGGCGTAACCAACTACAACGCATCAAACCCTGAAGTTACTCCACCAGCATCTCAAGGTAAGTAGGAATCATGTTTGGAATTGCTCGTAGACTAAAGTTTGCCGCAGATGTTCAAGCACGCCTTGAAGGTGCACAAAAGTTCGCTGACCTAACTAATAACGGTCCTCGTGGTCAGCGTGGCGCAACTATGAACCCTTACACCTATAAAGTGGCTGAGGTTGGTACGGATAAACTCCATGCCGTTGGTGGTTCTAGAAGTGCCGTTCAAGAGGGTCGAATTCCTACACATTATGTCGACCAAGGCAAAGATAACCCTAAGCTAACCCAAAATGACGTACTCGCACATGCAGAGTATGTCAAGTATGCTTCTGGTGGAAATAAGAACGTTGCCCTTGGTTCATGGGTTGAAGACCGCACTAAAAAGGGTCGAGCCCAAGGTGTTCAAATGGACGCCACTGACCTGTATCCTTCAGACACTCCGCCGCATGTTATTCGTCAATTGCTGAAGACTCGTAATGAGAAGCAGTCGTTCAACATTGAAGACCCAGATAAGTCAGTCCGTAACTGGAGCTGGCGTAAGTACAATGGGCAAAACTAATGGCTGGAAACGCACAGAATTTCTCTCCTAGTCAAAACTGGCAGTCGCTTGGCGCTGGCGGATTTTATGGCTATAACAACCAAGGTGGTGCAGGTACTCCTGTTGCCCGTGGCGAACTTGATGCTATCCGTATCGGTACTGGGCGTGTTCCGTCCGCAGAGTACCCTGATGGTTACCTAGGTACCATTAGGAGTCGTAGAGATGACCGTCTACTGGATAGCATCAAGAATCGTGTTAACCAGAAAGCATACCAACGTGGTGTGCACAAGGGTGAAAGAATTGAGCCTAGCTCGTATTACTGGTCTATGGGCTTCAACGACCAGCAGGGTATTAGCCGTCAAATGAAGGCCAAGTACACAGACGTAAATGGTGTAAATGTGTGGGTAACTCCTAAGAGTGCCCCAGACATTACTTTGATTCCTGCTCCACACCTTGTAAATGATGGCAAGACTAATACTGTTGCCAATTCCCCAACCACATTGAACGTCCAACGTGCAAACGCCTTGGCGTACCTTAAGCCAGTATGGAGTTAATCAATGGCATTAGAACCTGGAAAGTTTGAGCTTAACGATGTTTCGCACAAACAGATTGTCAACAATCTTATTCATCGAACTAAGCAGCTAACCCCTGAATCAGTATCTCAAGGTGGTGCATGGTATAAGTCAGGCAATCAAGATGCGGAATACCTAAGTAGCCAATTTGGTGGTGGCACTTTAGGTGCTAGCTCAGCTATTGCAAAGCTATCTGCCAGCACTGACTGGAATAAGAACCGAATGATGGGATTGCAGCTCCCTAACATTGATGACCGTTCTACAAAACTAATTCACAGGTCAGCCGAAATTGGTAAAGAAATGCGTAGCGAAGGTCGCTCTGCAGACGAAATAAAGGGCGCAACTAGTGCCCTTCGTAGACGTGCAGGACTTCCAGGAACACCGCTAAGCCTTCAAACTAGCGATAACATTTCTGCAGCGCTTAAAGTTCGTGATGACGAAGTAGACCACCCACTAGACATTTTTAAAATTAAAAAGAATGGTTCTAACAAGACTCCAGATTTTGCAATGGCTTTGGCAACTGCTGGACATCATCCTGCAGCAGTAATTGACACTCATGCGTATGATGCTGCCATGAATAGTTACCACATTCCTTACGGTACAGGCAATACCCACTTAGCAAAAGCTGGTGTTTACTCATTTATGCAGAATGCATACGCCGATGCACACCAAAAAGCTTTAAAGCAAAAACTAGTTCCAGAAGGAACAAGCCTTTCAGATTTCCAAGCAATGCACTGGATGCACCAAATCAATAATAAGGTTCAAGTTAATGCTAAAGCAGCTCGTTCTGCCAACGCCAACATTACTATTACTGGAAACCTACTTCGAAATAACCCAGAGTTTGACCCAGCTAATCACGGTTTGGCACCAATCTCACTGCGAACTGCTCACCTAGACGCATTCCGTGAAGGGGCAAATAAGTGACCCAACATGTAAATGGTCAGTATGACCAGACTAAACCGTGGGATGGGCCAGGAGGCTCGACCCCCAGCGTTTATAGCTATAACGGCCCATGGTCTTCTAATGAAGAGCGCCTAACACAGCAGGCACTGTCTGTTGCACTTATTCCTGGTGCTCAATTACAGCAGTTAGTTCGCCCAAATCTTCCCCAGATTCGTTTATTCCCTGACCGTTTTGGTTGGGGAGACCGTAGTCAGCCTGGCATTGATGATGTGGTTAGTATTGACCGTGTATACGCAGAGCCACGAGTTTCCTGGTACTCAGGAAGCGTCGCAGGGTATTCTGGTAGCAGTAGAAATAGTTTAGGAAGTGACTAATGGCTGGTAATAAGAATTCGGGTAACAAAACTGCTAAAGGCCTTGAAGGTAACGAAGGTAACAACGTACCAAGACACCTCGCCAATCTGCCTTTGGAAGGCAAGGGCGGAGCTCAGGCTTGGACTGACCAGCTTAACGCTGAGACAACTTACAACCCTAAGGTAGCCGAAGCAGCTCATCAGCACCTTCAGGACGCAATTTCACATGTAAATAGTGCATCGGATTTGGCTCAGCACGTTAACCCAGCCGCCTCTGGATTTGCAATGTTGGCAGGTATGCATCTCGCAAATGCCGTGTCAGCCCACAATACCACTCAGAATGCTTCTCATGAAGAGCAGATGAGTAAAGTTGGTGCACATCTTAAAGAGGTTTCTGGTGCTCTAGGTTCAATGCGAGAACAGCTGGGTTCCTCAGAGGCACCTCACGTACATGCAGCAATTGGTAAAGCACTTGAGTCTATCGGAAACTACGGTAAGGCGTATCAGCCTGCAAAGCTGTTTAAGACTGACGAGAAGAACAACTTGTGGTCTGTCGGAGTCAATAGCAAGTATCGTGGTGAGCAGATGTCTGTAGATACTGAGCGTGACAAGCCAATTAAGAACGCTGAAGGTGAAAAAACCTATAAGCATGGTGGCGCTTTTGGTGGGTACACATCTCCAGACGCATTTTTCCAAAAGAAGATTTACCCTGCATCGATGAAGCGTGCAGCCAAGACCGCAAAGGGAGATGCCTGATGAGTAGAGGCAAAGAAAACTGGGATGTAGAAAGCAGTGTAGTAGAGCCTGCTTCGTATCATGACGTAGATGCTCATGAAAGAGAAGAAGACACCAGCGAAAACATTCATGAGTACGGTATGGATTACGGTACTGGAGCATCTACTGAGGACCTAATGCGTTCTAGTGATGAAGAGGCTGACCGAAAGGCACGAGCCAAGACTGCTGCAGCTGGAATGAACGCCAGTGCAGGTAGCGGAGCCCGTGATGACAGACCTAAGTACGGTGCTCTCAATGCGGAGACTCACGGCAAGATTTACGAAGCTGAAAGAGCAAAAAGACCTAATGCCTCATCACTTCCAGGTTGGCACGAAATGGATGACGCATCTCGTGCAGCATGGCAGAACTCAGCTGGAGGCCGTAAGGCAATCTCAGACCACGTAGCCAAGCTTCCACGTACTATGGCAGGTGAAGTAGTTAACACTGCTGAAGACTCTGCTCGTCCAGAAGAAGCAGTTGCTAAGCGTAATCGCCCAATTAAAGCCGCTATTGAGCAGCGAGCATTCCCAACACCAGCTCACAAGCAGGTATTCGACAAGCTTGGAGTGCTTATTGAGCCTAAGATTGACCGTCACCCTTCTACGGGTAAGTGGTCTAACTTTGCTGAGATGAATGTTAGTCGTGCCAACTATCCAGAAGCTAGCCGTAGCCCAATTGCTACTGTACCAACTAATGAGCACCACGAAGCTATGGAAGACCTAGCTAAGAGAGTCATGGAGCATCACACTCAAAATGTGGGTGGAGTAAAGAGCACCGACCCGATTGCAGAATCTACTCGCAGCGCACGTGAATCGCTAGCCGTATCTGCTAAAGCAAATAGCCTTGGTCGTACAGAGGATGCAGTAAAGCACTTCACAAATGCAGCAGGCCACATTATGCGTGCAGCTTCAATTGCTCAGGGTGCTGCCACCAATGCTGGCATCAAGAGCACTATCGGTCAAGATGCAATTCTTGAAGCAGGAAAGCACCTTAGCGAGTACAAGGAAAAAGTAGGGCAGTAATGACCGTGCCTAACCGTGCATCAAAGAAAATGCAAATAGATGTTAATGCTGCCAGATTAAAAGCTGAGCGTGCTGCACTATTTGAGTCTTCAGGAAAGATTAAAACAGGTGCACAACAAAACCCAGCAGATAAACGAGCACGTACTCGTAGTGCTGCAAAAACCAGAGCTATTCGAGAGGACCTAGCCTAATGTTTAATGGCGATGGAGCAGAAACTTTAGAGTTGCAGGCATGGAAAATTGCTGAAAATGCTACTCTGTATAAAGGTTCAAATCCCTGCCCACAGTGCGGAGTGATTATGAACCCAGTCGAGTTCATGTACAGCAAGGGACTATGCCCTCCTTGCTACCAGGACCGATTGAACCGACGTGTGAAAGGAAAGATGGCATAAATGATTACAAACGCAGACCGTAAGGGTCCTAAGGACATGCTTGACCTTGCTACTAAGGCAAACTCATACAAGAACCTGCTTGCAGCAAAGTCAGCTCACGAAGCTAACCCATCAGAAGGCACTCAACGAGCAGTTGACGACGCTTTTGAGGATTTTGCAGACCTTCACCGTGGTCCACACGGTTCAGTAGATACTGGTGACATGCAGGCAACCATGGGTTACCTAAATGCACACATTTCGAAAGGTAAGGCTCACTAATGGCAGTTAACACCTCACGTTCAATGAACGCAAGCCTTGAAGAGGGTGCAACCGACGGTAAGTACCGCAAGGTCCGCCCAGACACCGAAGTCCTAGACATCGAAGGTAACGAAAAGACCACTGACAACCGTCAGACTCTTAACCCATTCTGGGGTTATGGTTTTGCAACATCTGAGTTCCCTAATAAGGTCAACCCAGGTAAGTAAGTTCCCGTTAAATCGGGCCCCCAAGTAATTTCGCTACCTTGGGCAAAAAGCCTCCCTACGGGGAGGTTTTTTGTATTATGATGAGTACTACTAAATAAGGAGCACTACATGAGTTTGCAAGACGTAAACGGTAAGCCGTTGATTGGGTCTAAGCCAGTCGAAGGACCGATTATTCGCCTACTTCGTTGTTTCGTTTGTGAAACATGGGAAGAGCTGCCTGACTATGAAGGTCCATCAGACCGTGACTATCTCCTAGAGATTTCTTTGGAAAAGCACAAGTTTCCTTCTGGAGACCCGCACGTGGGTAAGTTGTTTAAGGTTCCAGTAAAGACCTGGGCAAATCCTGATGAGCGTAAAGCTGTTCTAGAGCAACTCGGTAAAGGTGGTTCAAAGGGTCTAGATGACCTGGACCCTGATAAGTCATTCTATGAAACCAAGATGACGTTTGCTAATGATGCCATGGAATGCTGGCAACGCCACAACCAACCTAAGAATGACTGCGATGATTACCAAAAGCCGTCAAAACGTCTGTTGCCAGATACTGCTAAGGAACGTGGTGAACTAGGTTTGCCAAAACCTGAGCACCTTGATGGCCCTAAAATTTACGTATGCAATTTCTGCCCGTATCACGGTGAGGTTGTTCAGCGTAAACGTCGAATTATGGGAATGTATAACTAATGACACCAACAATCGCCCTATGGCTAATTGCAGGTTATGTTACCGCAATCACAGTTCTACTAATTTTTATTATCACTAAACTAGCTGTACACATTAAGGAAGACGACCAGGTCCACAAGGACGTTGTCGCACTACAGCGCATTATGCGTGAATTGCAGGAGAAGAAAAATGGCAAACGTTGAAACTATGTTCCTAGTAACCGTTAACTCAGACGGTACATTTACTACGTACGCTGAGTTGCCAGAGGAAATCCCTACTTCTAACCACAAGGCAACCACTTATGAGGTGTACACCACTCTACGTGACATTGTTCGAGAGATGGAGGCATCGTTCCTAGCAGACCGTGTTTCAGGAGCAGTCCTAGCTCGTTTGGCACCAGCCCCACAGAATGTTGCCAACATCATGGCTGACGCCCTAAATGAGCGTGGCATTAAGCCAGAGACTACAGCAACAAACTAATAAACTAGTCGTATGACTAATAACCCGACGTCCTATTTTAGTGAGCCTTCTGAGCAACTTGACCCTAAGTTGTTTCAGGGTCGCACCATGCAATCGTGGGTACGTCAGGGAATTGTTCATCTGCTAAACGATTACCTAAATCGTACTTACCAACATGCCGAACTGTGGTCAAGACCATGGTTGGCTGGTTCTGGCGTTTCATACCAATGGGAAGCCAGCAGACAGCCTGGAGACCTAGACTGTCTAGTTGGTGTAGATTTTGTACAGTTTCGTAAGGCTAACCCAGCCTACAGCGGGTTGAGCGACCGAGACATTGCAGAAGAGCTTAACGACGGATTCCGCACCGAGTTGCAGCCTACCACTGAAAACTGGAATGGGTATGAACTTACATTTTACGTGAACCCATCTGCCACGGACATTAGGGTCATCAAGCCATACGCTGCATACGATTTGAAGTACGACGAGTGGACAGTGCACCCTGATAAGTCATTGTCCCCAAAGCGTAACCCAGAATGGGAAAGTGTAGCAAACTCCGACTATGCTGCAGCACACCAAGCAACTACTCGATTTAATGCCGCCATGCAGGACGTGCAAATGGCACATGGAGAAGCCACTCGAAGAAATGCTGAGGCACGACTAGCTGCCGCATCTCAGCAGGGCAACGCCTTGTTTGATGAGATTCACCAAAACCGTTCAATTGCATTCTCCCCTGCTGGTGAGGGATACAACGATTTCCACAATTACCGTTGGCAAGCTGGAAAGCGTAACGGAACTATTGGAATGCTTCGAACTATGCGTGAATACGCACAGGAGTTAGTTAAGCACACAACCACCAATACCTACGGAGTAGAGTTGCCTGATGCAGGGACACTAATTCGTAGGGCAGCTCTATACGGAAGAAAATAGTGTCACTACTTGATACTTGCCGTATTTGTGGGCATGAACTGTACCAAGAAATTTGTATAGTGGATACCTGCAAATGCGATTGTTACGAAGCACAATAGGAAGAAATGCACATACTCGTAGAACTAGATGGGGTATTAAAGGGACATCGTAATGATGAGCCTATTACCAATGGTCTGCTACTAATCGCTCAGTTGAGTGCGTACAACCAGATTAGTTTTTTCACATCCATGAAGCCAGCAGAGGTTCGTCAATGGTTGGATGTCAATAAGGTAGTGGATTACGACCACTTGCTGGATTCATCATTCAATCTAGATGGCGAAGAGCTTGTGCACCGTCAGATTACCTCAGCCCGTGCCTATCGCCACATCGACCTGCTGATTACTGCCAACCCATCAACCTGGGCATTTGCATTTGAGCAGGGTATTCCTAGCATGATGTTTGGTCAGCCAGCCTATTTGAGACCTGAGTTTCGCCCTGATGCCCCTAAAAAGATTCGTTCATGGGACCAGATTCAAGAAGCCGTAGAGCGTCAAAACACCGCATTGACGCAGGATGCTCGTTTGAGCCGTACTGAGGCGTTGAACTTCGAGTGATTATTTTCAATGGCGTAGAAATACCTAGTAACCGAACACTATTGGAGCGAAACGGTGTTCAAAATGTCATGTTGAACTACTGGGGGCTCCGTAAGCGTGGGTTGCCTAAGACTAAACAATACCTGATTGCAGAACATTTTCGAGCCGACATGAGGGTCTGGGTAGATTCTGGTGCAACGCAGGCAGATAAAGCGAACCTATCTAAGCGTGAACTTGAGGAGTATTGCGCTGATTATGAAGAGTTTATTGCGTTCAATTATGACCGCATTGAAGGATTTACTGAGTTCGATAGTCAAGTACTGGGATTGCCAGCAATCATTCAGAACCGTTCAGTGTACGATAACGACCCTAAACTGTGGGTAGTTTGGCATGAGTCGTATAACACCATGCTCCTACAAAGATGGGCAGAAGAGTACCGTAACATAGCCATTCCTGGGGAAGCTATAGAGGCTGTGACGTCCCTGGCAGGCATCACACGGCAACTTACACAGAAACACCCAGTGAGGTTCCACGCCCTCGCTACAGCCAAGCCAGACAACTTGCGGCAGATTCCTTTTAGCACCTCTAGCACACTTTCGTGGCTCTCTCCGATGCGTCGTGGGGAGACAATTGTGTGGGATGGCGGTAAGTTAGTTCGCTATCCGAAGAGCATGAAGGCACAAGCCAGACCTAGATACAAGAACATTGTAGAGCGTGCGGGTCTAGATTTTAAGAAGTTTATTGAAGATGACACATTGGAGGCAACTCGCCTCGCAATTTGGTCGTATTTACAGTTAGAGGCAAATACTATGGATAAAGAAAAACCAGACCTAAAGGTAGTGCAGGGCGGCAAGAAGCCAGTAGTATCTGATAACAGTGATGACACCCTATACACAGGTTTGATGGAAATGGGTGCATACCTTTCTGGTAACAGTGATGTCGAGATGCGGAAAAACGAACCGACAGAATTGGTACAAAGAGACCCTCAAGAAGTCACTTCTATGCCTGTTTTTGGGTATGAAGTTAAGACCATTATTGAGACCGAAGATGGTCGAGATGTGCTCAAGCAAGTACCTGTTGTACAGACAAATGCGTCCTCATTACGACAGTGTGATACCTGTTTTGTAGCAGCAAATTGCCCTGCATTTAAGCCCTCAAACACCTGTGCATTTAACCTCCCAATTGAGGTTAGAACTAAAGACCAACTCAAGTCACTGCTCACTTCAATTATTGAAATGCAGGGCCAGAGAGTAGCATTCATGCGGTTTGCAGAGGAATTGAATGGTGGATACGCTGACCCAAATACCTCTCAAGAAGTTGACCGTTTGTTGAAATTGGTTAAGTCAGTTCATGAGCTAGACCAGAACAAAGAGCGCATCACAATTACTGCTGAGCGTCAAGCATCGGGTGGAGTTCTATCAGCCATTTTTGGTGACCGTGCAACTGCGCTTCGAGAGATGGAAAAACCACTTTCTGAAGAAAAAACCACCATGATTATTCACGAATCATTAGAGAAGTAATAGTAGATAACAGCGTCTATTATTCCTTGGAACGTTATAGTCTCCAAAATTAGTCAGAGTATTTGCGATTTGACGAAGTTAGTAGAACCGTTGTAGGCTCAAATAGCACACAATAGAAGTCCCCCCAATCGGGGGTATTTACTCAAAACTAGAAATGGTGGTCTATGACTATGTTCACATTCCGTTTAGCGGAAGAATTTGTATCCTCGTATAAGGACAAGAAGGCCCCGTTTGGTTACGCTGACGTTGCAGGAAACTCGGTTGGCGAAATTACGTTCCTCCGCACATACTCCCGTAAGAAGGATGACGGCACCAAGGAGACTTGGGCTGAAGTATGTGAGCGTGTAATCAACGGTATGTACTCACTCCAGAAAGACCACGCAAAGCAGAATCGTCTGCCATGGTCTGACGCTAAGGCAGCAGCCTCAGCAAAGGAGGCGTTTGACCGCCTCTTCAACCTTAAGTGGACTCCTCCAGGTCGTGGACTTTGGGTTATGGGAACCGACATTGTAAATGTACAGAAGAACTCGGCAGCATTGCAGAACTGTGCATTCGTCTCAACTAACGAGATGACCAAGAACAATCCAGCAAAGCCATTCGGATTCCTAATGGAAGCCTCGATGCTGGGTGTTGGTGTCGGGTTTGATGACAAGGGTGCGGACAAGGGGTTTGACATTTATGCCCCAACTGCTGTGCAGACATACGACATCCCAGACACCCGTGAAGGTTGGGCTGAGTCTACAAGCGCACTGATTAACTCATACCTGAAGCCAGACCAGCCACGTTGGGAATTCAGTTATGCCCAGATTCGCCCATACGGTACCCC